AGGTGGACCTGTTAATACAGAAATAGTTGGTGAGATTACTCCACAAGTAGAAGAACAAGCTAAGCGTGTAAAAGATTACATGAATTACGAAATTACACATGTCATGAAAGAGTATGATCCAGATATGGATCAATTATTATTTTATCTACCTTTAGCTGGTTCAGCATTTAAAAAAGTTTATTATGATTCATTATTACAACGTGCTGTTTCTAAATTTGTTGCAGGCGAAGATTGTGTTGTAAATTACATGGCATCCTCATTAGAAGATGCACAACGTATTACACATGTTATTAAAACTTCTTCTAACGATTTACGTAAACAACAAGTACAAGGTTTTTATCGTGATGTAGAATTATCTTCAGGATCAGTTTCTACTATTAATGATATCAAAGAAAAAGTTAATGAACTAGAAGGTTTACAAAATACTTTAAGTGAAGATGATAACGAACATATAATTTTAGAGATGCATGTTGAAGCTGACATACCAGGATTTGAAGATCCTAATGGTGTTAAACTTCCGTACATCATTACTATTGATCAATTTAGTGAAGAAGTTTTATCTATTAGAAGAAACTATGCAGAAGACGACGCACTAAAAGCAAAGAAACAATATTTTGTACACTATAAATTCCTCCCAGGCTTAGGCTTTTATGGCTTTGGTCTAATACACATGTTAGGTGGGTTATCGCGAACAGCAACAAGTGTTTTGCGGCAGTTAATTGATGCTGGTACACTCGCGAACCTACCTGCAGGATTTAAGGCAAGAGGAATGCGTGTACGAGATTCAGACACTCCTTTACAACCTGGTGAGTTTAGAGATGTAGATGTAACTGGTGCTTCTATTAAAGAATCATTATTACCTCTTCCATATAAAGAACCATCACAAGTTTTATTTGCCCTACTAGGTTATTGTGTAGATGCAGGTAAATCATTTGCAGCAATTGCAGATATGAAAATGGGTGAAGGTAATGAACAAAATCCAGTTGGTACAACACTAGCATTGTTAGAACGTGGTACTAAAGTGATGAGTGCTATCCATAAAAGATTACACTATGCACAAGGAACTGAATTTAATTTATTAGCTACTATATTCCAAACATCTTTACCGCCGGAGTATCCATACATGGTACGTGGTGGAAACCGTATGATTAAACAAGCTGATTTTGATCAGCGTGTTGATATTCTACCTATATCTAATCCAAATATATTTTCTATGTCTCAACGTGTTATGTTGGCACAGCAACAATTACAATTAGCGCAAGCTAATCCTGGGCTACATAATATACGTGAAGCTTATAGAAGAGTTTATCAAGCATTAGATGTAGATAATATTGATGCTATTTTAAAACCAGATCCTAGCAATCCACAACCAAAAAGCCCTGCAATGGAAAACTCATTAGCGATGCGTGGTGAACAACCAAAAGCTTTTGCGCAACAAAATCATAAAGCACATATTGATACACATGGTGAATTTATGTTTACAAGAATGGTTCAAATTAACCCGCAGTTATACGCAATGATGGAGAGTCATGTAATGGAACATATTTCTTTAATGGCTGCATTGCAAGTTGAACAGGAAATGAAAGAGCAAGAAATGCAACTACAACAAATGATGCAACAAGCTCAACAGAATCCACAAATGGCACAACAAGTAGAACAAGCTAAACAACAATTTATAAATGAAAAAGAATCTAAAATTGCTGAATTAGAAGCTGTAATGATTGCACAGATGGCAAAAGAAGAGCAAATTAAAGCTGGTAATGTGGAACAAGATCCATTGGTAAGATTAAAACAACAAGAGATTGACCTTAAAGCAGCAGAAGTTGCAGCTAAAGCAGAAACGGAAGATAATAAAATTTTAGCAGATATTGGAATTGAAGCAGAAAAAATAGATCTTGCACGTGAGCAAATGAAAGGTAAAATGGAAGAAACAGTTGTTAAAGAAGGTATAAAAGCCATCGAAGAAACAAACAAAGAAACTATTGAGGATATTCGTCAAAACATGGAAACTTTACGGGAAGACCATAAAATTAAAAGTGCAGAACGAATTGCTCAAATGAATGCGAGGAAAAATGGTAAATCAGAAAGTTGACAAGATTGCTGAAGCTATGATAAACTTAGAGAAATCAGCACGTGCTGAGATTAAAAGTGATGAAGAAAAATTATTGGTTGCAAGTGCGCTAATGGCTGTTACAAGGAACCTGTATATTGAAACAATCGGTGCAGAAGATGCTGCACAGGTGTTTGCTAGTGTAGCAGACAGTTTTCTATTTATAGAAGAAATTGTGGATCAACATAAACCAACTATACATTAGGAGGAAAGATGAAACTATTAAAAGATGTTTGGGCTCACTTAAAAGAGTGGTCGGACTGGGGAATGAAGGACTGGATTAAAGCCGGTATCGTTGCCTTAGTAGTAATTTTAATTTTAAAATCAGTGTTAGGTGCGTAATGGTATCTGACGCTCGTGACGCTTATAGAGCTGGTATTTCGGGGGCCAGGAGTTATCCTGGCTCTGCCGGAAAAGGTTTTGATTCTCCTTTTCAAAGAGGAAGAAGATCAGCAGCCGAATTTAGACGTAATAGAAGTAAATTAAAAAAACCAGGAAGAACATACGGCGGTTACGATAAAAAAACTTTTATGACTAAAGCTGGTAACAGAACTGGCGATATAATACGTGGTATAGGTAGTGATTTAAAACAAAAAGGTAGTAATATTAAAGATGCTATTTTTCCTATGGGTCGAAAAGTACTTGAAGGAATAGAAACATTAATGGCTAACATTAATAGGAGTAAACAAAACAGAGAAATTTTAGGAGATGCTTACACTGATGATGTAAGAGAATCCATGATGACTGATAAAGATATTGCTTTTTATAACAAGTATGCAGGATTAGCAGAGCTTGCAAGTGATAACCAAGAAAAACAACGTTTAATGGGTATTGCTAATACAGCTTTACAAAACGCGCAAATAACAGACAGAATTAATTACGCATTAGGTGAACCAGAATTTGGATTTAAAACAACTGCTCCAGCAGGACAAAAATCTTTTTTTGGAAATGAAAACATAGATTACAGCACCTTAGCAGATAGATTGCAAGATGGACTTCAAGGATCATCTATTGGAAAAGCATTTATGGCTGAAGCTAACAAAGCACAAGCTAAAGAAACCGGCGATAGTTTAATTGGAAATGAATTGGCTAATTATGATAAATTTGTAGGTGGACCTGAAATGTTAGAAGGTTTTGCTCTTGCAAATCCTTTAAGACCAAAAATAACTGAATCTGATATGGCAAGTTTTGATCCATATTTAAATCCTATTTTTCCTTTTTATAAAAAAAGAAGACCTTATTATCTAAACGATTACGGATTTTAGTAATGGTAACCTTTACTGATGCCGATGATAGAAGACAGTCTTATAGAGCAAGAACTAATAATTCTACTGGTCAGACACAATCTATGTCGTCTTTTAATCAAAATACACAAAATACAAACGATAGAATAGAAAGAGAACAAAGAGAAAGTACTAATGAGTATATAAATGATTCTTCTAATTTTACAAATCCAAACGAACAATTAGCGGCTTCTTTAAAAGCCGCTGGAGCTTTAACTTCAGGAGCATTAGGTGGACAAGCTTTGTGGGACAGACTTCCTGTAGGAATGGCTGAATATATACTAAGTAAAGGTGGAGATCCCAATTTATATGAAGATGAAGTTTACTCTAGCTTTGCTGAAGGAACAGAATCTTATTCTCCTACGGGAATATTATCAATAGTAGGACCAGGAGCTTTATATGAAAATGGAGAACTAATAGAAGGAAGTCCAGCTGTGCGTACAGTCGTTAATCCATTTCAATCTTTTGATGAAGATTGGTACGGAGGAGATTATTGGGATGATTATTTAGGAGAATATTACGGACCAACAGAACGATCATCTTATGAAAAAAATAAAAGATGGCAGCAAAAATCTTTAGGTGAAGTTTTACAAGAAGGACCTGTTGGATTTAGTGATCTTCAGCGTATTTACGGGGAAGAGTTAAGTGAAACAAGCGGAAATCCTTTTGCCGCTGTGGCACAATATAATAAACAAGGAACATTCTCACCATCGTTTGGTGAAACTATAATTACGGAGTATTCATAATGTGGCAACTATTAGCTAAGCCCTTATTAGGCGTAGTAGCAGATGGAGTCAAAGGCTTCGTGGCTACGAAGAAAATGAAAGGTGAGCTAAAGCTTACTGAAATAAAAGCAGCAAAGAAATTAAAAGAAGACCAGATTGCTGGAAAAGTGAAATGGGAGCAAAGTGCCGTGGACCAAATGAAAGGGTCGTGGAAAGATGAGGTAAGTCTCATA